ATGAAACTCAACAAATCTAATGTTGATGCTATTCCATTGACAGAAAAAGGTCAAAAAATATATCGAGACTCAGAACTCATTGGTTTTGCTGTTCGGGTAACCAATAAGAGCAAAACATATATCGTTGAACGTCGTCATGAAGGTGAATTATTTCGGGTGACGATTGGCAAGACTACTGATATACCTGCTACAAATGCTCGAGCAAAAGCTCAGATGATTCTTGCGAAAATTTCAAACAACGAATATGAAAAACCAACCAGATTAAAAAGTGTTTCTAATCCTTTAGAAATTACAGTGAATGAAGCACTTCAAATTTATATTGAAAAAAATGACTTTAGACCAAAAACCATAAAGCAGTACAACAAATACTTTGATTTATATTTGGGGTGGGGCAACAAAAAGCTTTTCCAGATATCTAAGCAAGAAGTATTGGATCGATTTATTGAGGTATCAGAAGTAAGTGAGTCGTCAGCAAATGGTGCTGTATCTCTTTTAGGTACCTTATGGAAGTATATTCATGTTCTTTATTCAACAGATGAGAACCCGATTCTTAAAAGTAATCCAGTTGACATTATTTTCGTAACAAGAGGTTGGAATAAAATAGCAAGTAGGGATAGACATCTTCATAAAGACATTATTCACAAATATTACAACGCAGTACTCAACTATGAAGATGAGGTGAATCTTGAAAATACAGCAAGATCAAATACACACCGAGATATTGTATTGATGTGCATGTATACGGGATGCCGTAAACAGGAGGCATGTTGTCTAAAGTGGGCTGATGTAGATATTAAAAATGGTACCTTAACTTTTAGAAATACCAAAAATGGTTCAGATCATACTTTTCCTATTGGAGATCATCTACACAGTATTTTGCGTGAACGTTGGTTATTAAGAGAAAACGATTGGGTTTTCCCAGCTACTAAGATGCCTACTTCGTGGAATATGCATGCAACTAAGGTAGATACATTATTGAATAGAGTGGGTAAGGAAGTTGACTATTACGTTTCAATGCATGATTTCCGCCGTACATTTGCCACTATATGCAACCTTTTAAGATTTAATATTTATGTGACAAAAAGACTTCTTAATCATACGGCTAAACCAAGAATTGATGTGACAGGTGGATATGTTCAAATTCCGGATGAGGAATTAAGAGCTTCGATGAATATGATTGAGGCGGTTTATCAAGGAAAGATTGATTGCTTCAACTACCAATCTGTTTGGGCAGAAAGATTAAAAGAAATAAAGGCGGTTTAACCGCCTTAAACTGTTGCAAGTTGTGCTGTATTAAGCACAGTCTTGCTTTGCTCATACTTCAAAACGTCCTTCTTTTTATATGAAACACGTCTTCCAATTTTCGAAAAAGGCAGTGATGATTGATCACAACGCATTCTAGCTAATGTCCAAGGCGAGCAATCTAAATAAAGTGCCACAACCTCTTGAGGGAACTTCTGTTCTTCATTAGCCATTATGAAGCGATCCAAATATTCTTGTTGCTCTGCATCAGATAGATTTCTCAGATCTTTTAACATTTACCTCCTCCTTACTTTCTCCAAGTCGCTTCTTTAAATTTCGCCTCATCAACCAAGTTGCCGATTTGAGACGGGTTTACATTGTCGTAGTAATGGTTCATCAGATTGCCGAATACAATTAGGGTTCGGGCAGTAGATGAGTAGCGGAAGCTCATATGAATTCCTCCATGGCTTCAAAAGCCTGTTTACGGGCAGAAGCCTGATTCTTGAGTAAAGGGATATGAGCATCCTTAATCAGCTCATTGCTCTGCATGACACGTTGTTTGGCGTGGAGGGCAGAGGACGCTTCAATGCGACCCCTTAGAGTGCCGTTGCCATGTAATTTGGCAACATACCTAAAGATATAGGTACCTAAGCGCTCCATCCCTCCATGTCCTTTTTTGCCTTACATGCCTTCACAATCTGGCTTTCAAAGCTCGTACCTTTGAAGCGTTTATAGATTGTGGCCAGATCTGCTTCATTTTGTGTGTGATAAATTGCCTGTAATGCTTGCTGGAATTCAGCCGTAAGTTGTTGGGCTGCATTCGGGTGTTGTTGGTTTTGTGGTGTTTGTTGCTGTTGAGGTTGAGCTGCTTGCTGAGTCTTTTCTTCCTCAGGTAAGTCTTCACCCGCATAGATGTATAGACCTAAACCGTGTACGGATGCCTTTAACCAGACAGCGCATCATGGCCTTATTGATATCAAAAGCATTTGGATTAGCAATCGCTTTATTCCGATAGTCCATGACAGGCAAGAACATGTACATGGTTTTACCAAACACGGTGACATCACAATGAACCATCATAGATCCATCCGGAAAAGTCATTGGATCACGGAAAACCCAGTTTGCTTGTGGGTCTATGCGCATGAGTTTGTCCACGGCCCAAGCCCAAGACAGATATGACATGTTGTTTTTCTTTTCGATATGTCCTGATACGCTAATCGCTGCTAACTGTTCAAAGTGGTTAGCACTTTCATTGTTTAAAACGGTTGGATTAATTGCTGCATTCATTTTTCTTATCCTTATTTTGAACCTGTAAAGCCGCGCTTCTTCTTATAAGCTTTGCGGTCATACGAAGGAATGTTGCTAAGTTCGAGGGCAGTCGCTAATGCTTTTTTGCGCTGGAAGCTAATCTCATTCATTAAGCTTGCGTAAACCTTAGGGCGCTTCACCTTAAACTCTTCGACATTTAAAGGTGTCTTCACTTCACCTTTTACGGTGTATATTACGTTGCCGTTTGCATTAGCTGCATAGATAGTCCAGCCGATACGCACAGAGTAAAGACCAGTTAAGCGGTCATGGCCGATATAGGCTTTAATACCGTCTGGATTTGGTTTGAATTTGGTATTCATGATTAGCCTCCAAACATCCAAGTGATAGCAGATGAGATGACCACCCAAAGGAAAATAGAAAGGGCAATAAACTTAAGAAAGTCGATTGCATTTGCCTTAAACGCTGCTAAAAGGGAAGGGCGCTGTTCTTCAATAGTCGGGTGTTGATATAAGCGTGCAGTCGTTTGACTAGGGATAGTGTTTTGTTTCATACTTATCTCGCAGTTTTGCAAAGCCCCGTTTCCGGCCAAAGTTCCGGGGCTTTTTGTTGTCTGTGAGAAAAATATTAGTATACTAATATTGGTGGTCAATGGATTGTGCTAATAAATATTAGTTTGTTTATTTTTTTGGTGAAGGAAAACAAAAGAAAACCCACTTGTTAGTGGGATAGATAGAAATTCGTATTTTTAAAATAAAATATTTTTTTATAAAAAATTAAGTTCTATATAACAATAATAGCAATGAAAAAAGGCCCAAAAAAATCCAATACCATATTTCTCTAACTAGTTCTCTGCCACCGTAAGCATCAATTACTTCAAAGACCAATCCAGAAGCAAATAATGCCATGAGTGCAAATACAAATAACATTACACCCCAATCGCTTAAACCATACAAACGTTCTGGTTTTTCACCCGCCTTTTTTCGATTGACCCATTTTTTTATTGACCTGTAGTAAAAGTAGGAGGCACCAATTCCAAGAATTATTATAAAGAGTGTAGATGCTGGGCTATTAGTTGATGGACTACTTGTAACTCTATATCCACTATAAATTACAGCATTCACTTTAAAGTTAATAAGGAGTAAGCCTATAAAGATTCCTAAATTTCTTAATAAAATCATATGAGTTTCTTTTTAATATTTGACTTCTCTATTGTGCCTAACAACTACACCAATAATCGATATTTCTATTTGCGTAGAGTTGAGTGTTGGAAAGTCTGGATTCAATGGAACTAATTCAATGATATCAACACCAAACTCATTCACCCCAATCACTCTATATTTTTTAAAAGTTGTTCTAGCAACCCCATGTTGTACTTCTTGAGCAATAACAAGAGACCCAGGTTTGGCTTCTAATGCTCCATCAACAACAATCTCATCACCAGGCATAAACTCTGGGGCCATGCTTAGACCTTCGACTTTTAAAGAAAAAACACACTCAGGGCGTGCACCTTGATAAGTAGTCCAAGTTGTACCTAAAGGATTTACCCCATCGTACCCAACTTCATGGAATAACCCAGCTTGTACATAATCTAAAAGAGGAATAGCACACAAAGGATGGGTAGGCGCAGAAACATTACTTTCACTATGATTATTTGAAAAATTATTATTACTGGATTCAATTCCTGTTTGAAGCCAATAAGAATCAACACCCAAATATTTTGCAATTGAAGGTAAATGTGAAGAGGAAGTAACTAAACCATTTTCAAGCTGGCTAAGAGCTGATTGAGTTATACCAACAGCCTCAACCACATCTTTTTGTGATTTACCTGCTTTTTTTCTAGCTTCTTTGAGTCTCTTGCCAATCATAAAAAATATCCTTTACTTCAGATTAAAGAATATTAGAGAACTAATATCCAATCAAATTAGAATACTAATATTATTTCTTGGGTTACTTATATTTGAGGGATAACTATGGGAACCATTTACCAAAATCTTGTAGAGCATTTTGGTGGTCAAGTAGCCGCAGCAAAAGCTCTTAATGTTAGTCAATCAAACATTAGTGGTTACACATCTGGTCGTTGGAGTATGTCAGCCAAAGTTGCAATCAAAGCTGAAAAAGCTACTAACGGTGAATTTAAAGCAGTCGATCTTTGTCCTGCCTTAAAAGAACTTAAGAACTTATCTGCTAGGACCTAACCATGAGCAAATTATCAGTTGATATATCTGCAAGCGCGAGAAATGGAGTATCCCGCATATTGCATGGTCTTGATATAAGCAATCAAAAAGAGATTGCTGAACAATTAAAAGTTGATCCAAGCACTATTACTCGGCTTAAAACGGATAAGAAAAACAATGGCTTGAATGAAATTGAAATGTTTTGCGAGCTATTGAGTTTACTTGGGTTAAAAGTTGTTCCTAAAGATTATCAGAGCATTGATAAAGAACGTGTTGCTGTACTTTTAGTTATGTCTAAAAGCTGGATGAACCGTATAGAAACGGTGGATGACTTATTTCATGACGAAATCAGTGGTCAAAAAGAAAAGCTTGGATATTAAAAAAGCCTGATCTCGGCAATCAGGCTTTTAGGCATTCAATTGAGGTGAATCAAATGAACACAAATAATTTATCAGAACAACCAACCGAACTCAACTCACAAGAATTTGTAGTAGGTGACATGGTGGTTATTCAAAACCACATTATAGGACCGCTTGGTAGCGACAATATTTTCTGCATCATTGAAATAAAAAGTGACTTCCTTGGTGATCATGTCTCTATGACTGACACTAATGGAAAGGTTTGGATATCAGGTGCGAGGTATATACGTCATGCCACAGTTGCAGAAAACCAATTAAAACGTCGATTAACTGCAGAAGAATTAGCACGGGCGGAGGTGTCATGAGTAGCTTAAAACATCCGCTTATCCGTTATCACGGTGGAAAGTTCCGGATTGCGATTGGGTTATCTCACATTTTCCTGTCCACAAAACTTATGTTGAGCCATTTGGTGGAGGAGCATCCGTTCTATTTACTAAAGAACCTAGTGTTATTGAGATCTATAACGATTTAGATAATGAAGTCGTGAATTTATTCAAAGTACTTAGAGAGCCGGAGCAACGAAGATGTTTAGAAGAGAAATTGTATTTAACGCCATTTGCTCGCACTGAATTTTATGATGCCTACGATGAAACCGAGAACCCTGTAGAAAAAGCGAGAAGGATGATCATTCGAGCACAAATGGGCTTTGGTTCAGCTGGAGCAACTAAAGGAAAAACTGGTTTTAGAATGGCGGGAGGCCGACAAAAGAATTATGAAATAGCGTTATGGGAACGTTATCCAAATCGATTATTGCAGTTTGCTGAGCGCTTAAAACAGGTTCTTATTGAAAACCAGCCAGCTGCAAAAGTAATTAGCCAATATGATGATGAGAACACATTATTTTTTGTGGACCCACCGTATGTAAGAAGTACTCGAACATCAAACATGACGGCTTATCGATATGAAATGAGTGATCAGGACCATATCGATTTATTAGATCAATTAAATCAGGTCAAAGGTAAAGTCATTTTATCGGGTTATGACCATGAGATTTACAACTCACGCTTAATACATTGGGTAAAGAAAACTAGAACTGTACAAGCCTCAGGGAATAGAGGGGGCGTGAGTCGTCAAGAATGCCTTTGGATTTCTCCAAACGCCCAACAAACCGATTTATTTGGAGTGGGCTTATGAGTCTAGATGCCACTAAATGGGCTTGGGAAGTCCAGTTCAGTGATCGTAAGGGCGGCAGTCTAAAGCCGCTTAAACGACTCGTCTTATTGTCATTAGCCGATCGTGCTGGTGAAGAACATACATGCTATCCGAGCGTTAAACGCTTAGAAGACGATACCAATCTTGACCGAAAAACGGTAATGAAGATTATCGCCGAATTAATTGAAGATGGTCTTATCGCCGATACGGGTGAACGTACGGGTAAAACCAAACAGGTGAAAATCTATAAATTAATTGGCGTGTTGGGACGTGAAAATAAAAGAGTAGCAACAACGGGATACTTACTGCAGGAAAGTACCGATTTAAAGGGTACCAATGTTGGAACAGTACCATTGTTCCGAGGAAATAGTACCAACAATCCCATTAAACAGTACCAACGTTGGGACACAGAATCTACCAAAGAATCTATCAGATGAATCTAAAAATAAAAAAACATGGTTGAGTTTGAAAAAACTTGGTGAAGAAATTCGTTTGGCAACTGACCAGGATACTTACGAACAGATCAAAAATGCGACTTGGTTCGATCGCGAGTTACGGGCATTTGAACTCTACAACGCCGAGAAGAATCTTTGTGATGAACTCATGCATTACCACTTTGCAGATTGGTTAATCAACGCATGTGGGAAATACCAAGCACGTGAACAATCTAAAAAACCAAAAGCTGGAACACATGTTCGAGTCCCGCAGGGTGAGTCAAATCAACTCAGTGACAAACAGGTTCATACCTTCGCTCAAAAACTTTCTCAACATGCTGAGTTTGCAAGCCAGTTTGCAGCTGCAGGGGAAAGTTACGATCAACTTGCAGCACGTATCGCAGTGAAACTTAGTGATCCAGTTCAGGCCAAACAATGGGAACCGTATCTCAAGCAATTCGGGTTCAAAGGCACTTTGCAGGGGACGGCATGACAAACCTCTACGATGTCAACGTAGCGCTCTTGGAAGGTGGGCTCTACGCTTTTGAAAGGGCGTATGCATGCCTAGCATGAGTGTAGCTGAATACCGTGAATTATTTCCAGTGAAGACAAAGAAGCACCGTTCAGCAAGGCAAGGTACCAGACAGCCAAGTGAAGGCAAGACGATACTCGCAACACACTTAAGAGCATGCAAGATCAGTTTTGAGAAGGAATATAAATTTCACCCGAAACGCAAATGGAGAGCAGATTTTTTAATTACGGGAACAAAGATACTGGTTGAAGTTGAAGGCGGAATCTGGAGCGGAGGCCGTCATACAAGAGGCAAGGGCTATATAGGGGATATGGAGAAATACAACGAAGCAGCAATGATGGGTTTTACAGTTTTACGGTTCAGTACAGAGCAAGTGAAGTCAGGTTTAGCAGTTCAGCAGATAGAGAAAATGGTGAGTGAAAGATGAGTGCAGCTTTAAAAACACAACAAATGGATTGGTCTAAATACACTATTGATGGATGGTTGGAGCAATTTGGCGCGTGGTGCGAAACGGTTCGTATGAAGGGTGGGGATTTACCTGATGGTCTTCATATCAATCAAATTTACTGGTTAATGCGTGAAGCTGGCAAAGAAGTTCAAAAAGGTAAATCTTACATTCGTTGTGAAATTAATGATTATGAGGCGGATCAAATTCAATCAATACTCAAGAATGTATTTAAATCTGACAAATGTGATTATATAACTAAGTTTGCTGTGATGTGCCTTGTTAAGCATAAGGTAGAGAATAGATCATTGAGCGCAGTTGCGGCTATTACCAATCAATCTAAAGGTCAAGTGAATATCATGGTTAGTTGTGCTAGATTCTACCTTCTTGGTAAATATAACTTTCTAACAATAGTGTAAAAATGAGTGAAATATGGAGTTTTGATTATAAAGATGGTTGGCAAAGAGAAAATGATTTTATAGATCACAATGTCGCTTTAAATAATGAAGAAGACATTAGCAAAGTACTGAAAATTCTTGAATATAATTCAACATCAGGTATTTATGCTATGAATGACAACATCTTAGGAGATCCTATAAAAATTTATGTTAACAGTCGTGATTCAAAAAATACTACATTACCAAAATATTTAATTGAGTTTAGTCCAATAGGCGATGAAGTTGAATATTTAGGTACTCGTAATTTACCAAGTTTAATTGAACTATTAAATAAATTAACACCTTTAGTAACAGCCACTACCGTATGCGATTATATTAATGACAAGTATGCGAAATAAAGCCTTGATCGTTTAAACGCGATATGGCATAGTTCTGCTATAGTGGACGAAGTTATAGTAATTCACTAAGTAGATAAAGCTCGCATTCGCGGGCTTTAAATTTATTAAAGCGTAGCACATGAATAAAATACTTCTTTCTTTATACTTTTACCTATTTTGGGGCATGCAGGATATTGTGAGAACAAAGCACAAATTTATGTAATGACCGCATTTTGGAAAGTTGACAATGTTCCTAAAGAAATTGCTTTAGAAAGAGTAAAAGGATTAGAAGTTTTATACACAGATTTTGATACAGGTAAAACCTTAACTAAAGATTTTAAGGAAATAGTTGAAGAAATTTATAGAAATAATGATTACAAAGCTAAGGATCAGGATATTTCAGAATATACTTCGCAGATGACATATGACTATGCAACGATATTAGCTACGTGTTTAGCTGAAAATGTTGAAGAATCCCGTTAGCTTATATTGGGCTACTGATTCGTATATGTGGAGATAGGTGAGTGAGAGTAATATTTATAATAATTTTAATGTCATTTGGAAGTCTATTGCATGCTGAAGAAAAAGAATCAACGGTCTGTGAAAAGCTTAATAGTGCAGCATATCAAATCATGTTAGAAAGACAGTCTGGTATTAAGCCTCTTGATTTGCTTGAAAAGTTACTTATTCCATTAGATCAAGATAAGGAAAATTTAATACTGAATTACCATATCAATCACTTTTTTGGTCATGTAAGTGGTTTGGCGTATGAGACACCTCTCTATTCAACAGAAGATGAAAAACAAAAAGCGGCTACAGATTTTGGTTTGAGAATTGAAAGAATTTGTAGAAAAGATAAGACAGCATTATTTGCTCCTCCGCGATTTCAGACTTTTGAGGAATAATTAGCATAATGCAAAATCAAAATAAACAGATTAATAATGATGAGCAATTAGATACCGAGGATGCGCAAAAGCAAGAAAATACTGTGCTTAATTCTGTGAATCCTGATCCAGTCGATGTGACAGATTTGATTGTAGAAATCGGAAAAGATGTAGTCGATTTTGCATCATCGATTTTTGATAATCTCGGTATCAATTTTTAACTTAAGAACTCACTAATAGTTAGTTTTGATGTGTTATAAAAAGATTTCCCATAAAAAGGAGATCGAAGTGGAACTTACGCAAATTAAGGTAGCAATTGATCGAGAATATGATCTCTTTAAGAATTCACAGGAATTCAATACGTGTAAGCACGACAAAGAGAAGCAAGCTAGATTTTTAGGCCGAGCTTTAACTACATTGAAATATCCTTATACGAACATCATTACTTTAGGCGGTGGTCGATATAAAATTTTAGGTCATCATGATTTAAATGTTGATATTGATCTATTTCAGGCACCGTCTTTTACATCAAAGCAAGCCTTTAATACTTGGTTGACTAAAATCCTATTCCAAGAAATATTTTCTTAATATATATTGATAATAAATATTTTAATTTGTATTATCAAAATCAAATACTGCGCTGAAAGTTTTTGTTTTTGTGACCCGTTTCTACTTAGAAGCGGGTTTTTTATTGACTAATATTTGTGATAATTGGATTTAAAATGAAACAAGAGTACTTTGAAACAGCTAAAGTAGATATTTCAAGTGTGATGCAAAGCGACTTGCAGTAATAAGAAAATTACCATGCGTTAGATGTGACTACCATCACTCACAAGCAGTTCATTCAAATCCTAGCAAACAGGCAGAATGCGACCCCTGAAATAAATCCAGAAAGCAGAGAGAGGATGATCCCAGAAAGGTCGGGTGTTGGTTCGGGGCCACCATTCAACAGATAAAGGTAGGCGTAGAATGTAACTGGCCCTAGTAGAGTACACCAAAGGTATAATCCAGCAGCAGTTAAAGCATTTAACTTACGAAGGAATATAGCCATTGGTAAAACTAGGGCAAAGGTGATGATGTATGTAAAGGGAAGTCCAAACATGAGATACATGAGAAAGATCGCAAATGCACCGCTAATATCTCCTTGAAAAAGTATAACTGTACCGTATGCTATTCCAATAACTAAAGGAACAACCAAAGGTGAGATAGATGCACCCATTTGCAGGTTTTCTTTATATTGAGGTTCAGAATTTTTCATAATATGTATTCATTAATTGAGTGCTTGTTGGATTAGCTTATCAATTATGCCACTTTTGCATTGCTAATGGTTTTCCAAAAGATTTTCAATTAGATAAATAAAATATTTACTGGAATATCTGATTGAGACATACACGTAAGAAAATGAGAATACTTTGATATTGCGAAAATGCTCATTCAATCAGTTTATTAATTGCCGGACAGATTACGGCGTATACGGCCCCGCTTCATACTAGTTATTGGCGGGGCTTTTTATTTTTAAGAAATACGCTTAACTTTCATTTTTTGAGTATTTAGGCTGAATTTGATCCAAGCTATCCTCTGGGTTCTTTTCGCGTGTATGTGATACTTGAGTATTTTCAATATGGATAATACGGTTATGCTCAACATCTTTTAAATGCTCTGGTGCCAATTCCGGATATGACTTGTAAAAATGCATTTTTAAATTTAGAGCATGATCAAGTAGAAAAGCGGATTCAATACTATAGTATTGATCATTATCAAAAAATTCATAAGTTGACTCTAATAATTCTTTTATTGAGTCATCGAGATTTTTAAGTTTTTCATTTATTACATTTAAATCATTTGCTGATGGTTGTTTTTTCATTTCTTATCTCGCATTAAAAGGGTTGAATATAGAAGTTGATGACTACACTTATTTAACTAATAAAAAGCTTTATAAGAAAAAAGCACGTAATAAAGCTTTACCTAAGGCTACTGAAAAGTATCTAAAAGCTGAAGAAGAATTTACTGAAGCTTTAGATAATCTGGAAATTAAATACAAAAAGAAATTTCAGTTTAAATCTACAAAGCATTGGCGTTTTGATTTTCATTTAATTGAACATCGTATTCTTGTTGAAATTGCTGGTGGCCCTTGGTCGGGTGGACGTAAGGGCAAGCTTAAAAATAAAGCTTGGAGCCATGATCGTTACGATGTTGCTGAATCAATGGGATATACCGTTGTTCGGTTAGAAGCAGCACCAAGATTTAAGATTAATGAATCTGGTCCATTACAGATCCAAGCTCATTTCGTTAGCCAATGGCTTAAAAATTTAAAGAGGAAAATATTTAATGGATCAGATCAGACCATTTCCTCCACAGGAATTAATTGATAAGGCCGATGAAGAAGAAGCAATTCTATTGGCGCCAGCCCCTGATTTAATGAATTGGGTAATTGCAAATTTTTTAACTATTGGTGATCCTTTGCATAACCCTAACCCTAACCCTAACCCTGACCATATTGCTGAACTAATACATGACAATGAGGAGTTCTTGGCTTTTGCTTGGGCATCATCTGCCTGTATGGCTAAAAAGCGCATGGTTTTAGGCCAATGTGAAAAAGTTATGTTTAATCAGGGCGGATGGAAAAAAGCTCGTCAAGAGCAGCAAATGCGCGATTGGTTTGGCTATGTGCCTGCGTACCTCATCACAATTGATGCAAGTTATTGCGATCAGGCGACTGATCGTGATTTCTGTGCATTGATAGAGCATGAGCTTTATCACATAGGTGTTGAACGTGATGAAGATGGTGATCCGTTAATCAGTGAAATGACCGGTTTGCCTAAACACTATTTAGCGGGCCATGACGTTGAAGAATTTGTTGGCGTAGTTAAAAGATGGGGAGCGGACGAAAGCGTGAAGCGACTAATTGAAGTGGCGAAGCAAGCGCCGTTTGTATCAGATGTGAATATTTCAAAGTGCTGTGGGACATGTTTAATAAGTTGAGCCTTCGGGCTCATTTTTTTGCCATGTTTCCTTGACGTACCTTGACGGATAGAGAGAAATGGCGACATTAAATAAAAAGCAAAAACTCTTTATTGTACAATCGCTTGCTGTGTTTAATACCCCTCAAGAAACAGTAAGTCTCGTCAAGGAAGAATTTGACATTGATGTTTCGAGACAGCAGGTAGAGTCATACGATCCTACAAAGTTTGCTGGTAGAGACTTAAGTAAGGAGCTCAAAGAATTTTTTGAAAAAACTCGGGAAGACTATTTGAGTCAGCCACTGAATAAAATTAGTGGAGCAAATGACATTGTTCAGTTGAAGATTTTAAGTGATTTGCTTTGGACTAAAAAAAACAATGTGACCATGACAATTAAGATCATGGACCAAATACAAAAGATCATGAAAGGGTTTTATGACAAAAGGGGAGAACAAGGTAATAAAGGGGTAATCCAGAAGCAAGCCAAACAAAAGCTGAAGTCGAACCCGAGATTAAAAAGCTCGAACTTCAGAAGTTACAGCGTGAAGTGAATCCCCCTGAGTATCGTCCACCTGAAGAGGATTACAAGCTTGTGCTGAATCCTGATGAGGAGATACCAAATGAGCCAATTCTTTAATCCTCCAGAAGGTTCAGTTCAATTAACACCTAAACAAGCCAATATTTATTTATGGGGCTGGCAAAAAGAAGCCCGATTCCGTGATGCTGTTTGTGGCCGACGTTTTGGTAAGACTTTCTTGGCCAAAGCGGAAATGCGAAGAGCTGCCAGACTTGCCGCAAAATGGAATGTATCTGTTGAAGATGAGATTTGGTATGCAGCGCCTACATTTAAGCAAGCAAAACGGGTTTTCTGGAAAAGATTAAAACAAGCAATTCCGGCATCTTGGCGATCTGGAAAGCCGAATGAAACTGAATGCTCAATTACTTTAAGAAGTGGCCATATCATCCGTGTTGTAGGTCTAGATAACTATGATGACCTTCGTGGATCTGGTTTATTTTTCTTAATTATTGATGAATGGGCCGACTGTAAATGGGCTGCATGGGAAGAAGTACTTCGCCCGATGCTTTCTACTTGTAAGTATATGGTGTATGGCGAGCAGCGAGTAGGTGGTCATGTTTTACGTATTGGCACACCTAAAGGCTTTAACCATTGTTATGACACATTTATGGATGGTCAGCCCGGTCATGAACCTGATTGTAAAAGCTTTTCTTATACATCCCTTCAGGGAGGGAATATTCCTGAGTCAGAAATCATTGTTGCTAAGCGCAAAATGGATCCTAAGACTTTTAGTCAGGAATATGAAGCAAGCTTTGAGAGTTATCAAGGTGTTATCTACTACTGTTTTAACCGGTTGCTGAACGCATCAACTGAAACAGTTAAGCCAAATGATGTGCTTCATATTGGGATGGACTTTAACGTTACCAAGATGGCTGCTGTTGTGTATATACGCCGTGGTGAACATATGCATGCGGTCGATGAGTTCGTAAATCTGTTCGATACTCCAGCAATGATTGAGGCTATCCAAGAACGATATCCTGATCATGAGGTTGCTGTTTATCCCGATGCTTCTGGTGAGAACCGGAAGTCGAGCAATGCTAGTGAAACGGATCTGGCGCTACTTAGAAAGGCTGGTTTTAAAGTCCATGTGAACAGTAGAAACCCAGCAGTTAAAGATCGTATTAACTCTATGAACGGTATGCTCTGCAATACATTGTCTGAGCGCAGATTGTTTGTGAATGTTGATAAATGTCCTCACTTTGCTAAATGCTTAGAGCGACAAATCTATGATGATTATGGGCAGCCGGATAAAAGTGCCGGTTTTGACCATATGAATGATGCTGGTACATATCCAGTCGCTTACTTATTTCCGATCGACAAAAAATCTATTGGAGTACGTAAGATTCGTGGGATGTCTTAAACAACGCACCTTTTCAGGTGCTTTTTTATTGGTGTTTTTATGGCAGTTACTGATAAACATCCGCAGTATATTGCTGCACAAAAAAGCTGGTTGATTATGCGCGACGCCGTAGCAGGTGAAGAGCAAATTAAACAGGCACAAACTAAGTACCTAGCTAAATCGGCCGGAATGATTGAGGCAGAAAAGCAAGGAGATACGACTGGAGAGATTTATAAAGCCTATCTAAGTCGAGCTCAGTATCCATTATGGGTTCAGGATTCACTACGCACGATGATTGGTTTAGTTTCAAAGCTGGAACCTAACATCGTAATTGAAAGTTCTCTGTTAAAGGGTTTGATAGAGAATGCAACCAATGATGGTTTTGGGCTTAAACAACTCTTTATCCGTATTTGCCTAGAATTACTTGAATATGGTCGCTGTGGTTTGCTTGTCGATGTTGATGGGGCTGGTGTGCCATATTTCGCTCTATATGATGCGCTATCAATCATTAACTGGAAGGAAAACAGCATTGGTGGCCGTAAGGATCTAAAGCTGTTAGTGCTCGAGGAACAATTCGAGAATAGTGAAGATGAGTTTGGACACGATACAAAGACGGTCCACCGTGTTTTATCTATGGTTGATGGTGCGCTAACTGTACGGTTATTTGATGGCTCTGTTGAAGAAGATAAAACGCCAGATCTCGGCGGTAATCAGCTATCTTTCACGCCGTTTGTTTTCTGTGGAACGACCGATAATTCTCCACAAGTTGGAACGGTACCATTGCTTACCATGGCTAAGGCAGCACTCAAGTATTACCAGCTAAGTGCGGATTATTACCAGTCACTTCACCATACAGCTCATCCGCAGCCTTGGATTAATGGACTTGAGGGTGATGAAGATATTAGCGTTACTGGTGTGATGGTTGTCTGGAGCCTTCCTGGTGAATCTCAGTGTGGTTATCTCAAAATTTCAGGTAGTGGCATTGAACTCACCAAAAAGGAAATGGATGTACAAAAGAATTCGGCATTAGAAGCTGGAGCTAAAGTAGTTGATACCAATACACAGGAATCAGGTGAAGCGCGCCGTGCACGGCAAGACGATCAGCAAGCAAGTCTTCACAGTATCGTGATGTGTGCGGCTGCAGCTATTGAACAAGCTATCAAATATGCGGCTCAGTGGTTAAAACTGGATTCGACAAAATATTCATTTACGGTTGAACCTGAGTTTATCGTTCAGCAATACGATATCAATCTTGCTAAGCAACTATATGAAGGCGTCATAGCTGGAAAGAATTCGTTCCAGACGTATTGGGAATATATCGCTACTGGTAAGTTGCCAGCTCATGATTTTCAGGAAGAGTTGAAGCGTGTTGAAAGTGAGCGAGATAGTATGCCGCTTTAGGAATAATAAATGGCCTCAGAAGATAAATCACTGCTCGAGGTATTAACTCAACATCAAGCATATTTGTTCCGGGCATCGTCTCAATCAGTTAATGAATTACTAACAATCTTTAATGATGAGTCAGCTTTAATGCTGGCAAAGCTTCGGGATTTGTTGGATGAGTTAAATAATTCTGAGAAAGCAGCTCTTGCAGCGGGTTTTTACACAACGGCCAACCTCAAGGAGATACGAGATTTAATATCCGGTTGGCATACAAGTCTAAATTCTTCATTGCCTGAAGCTTTTGCAGTTTCAGCAACTGCAATGGCTGTATATGAGGCTAATTACACAGCTAAGTTATACGGCGGCAAGATTAAGAAACCTAACGGTGAAAAGCTGTTTACTGCTGCTAAGAAGGCCCCTTTAGTTGGTGGAGCTCTTGTAGATGATCTTCTAAGTAAGATTGCTGAAAGCGCACGTCAAAAGGTCGAATATGCTATCCGTGACGGGATTAGCTCAGGCAAAACTAATCAGGAAATCGTCCAGCGGATTCGTGGTACCAAACGCCTTAATTATGAAGATGGCTTATTAACCAGTTCCAAAACTGATATTGATCGTACCGTACGAACTGTACGGAGCCATGTGGAGAATCAAGCATATTTAGACACTTTCAATAAAATCGGTTTTGAATATGTCCGTTTTGTAAGTGTTTTGGATGGTAGAACAACAAAATTATGTGCTTCTTTGGACGGATCTGTTTGGGAAGTGAATGACCCAGCAAAGCGGGTACCGCCGTTGCATCCTAATTGTCGAAGTATCTTGGTACCAGTCGAAAAAGATGGTCAGCTTGTCGGTGAACGTCCATTTGTGATGGATGAGCGCAAAGTAAAGGACATCCCGAAAGATGAACGTAGCCAATTAATAGGGCAATTGGATGCAAACACCACATTCAAAGAGTTCTTTAACAAAGCAGATGAATTTTTCCAGAAAGAATGGCTAGGACCAAAGCGTTACAAGCTATTCAAGGAGGGGAAGTTTGATTTTGATAAGTTCTTTGATCCTGAAGGACGGCTTTACACAATCGACCAACTTCGCAAGTTGGATGAGCAAACATTTAAGGAGCTTGGATCATGAATTTAGGCCTAAAAGGTGAGGGCAATTTCCAATTGTCTACCCGCTCAAAATACCGATTGAGAAGATGGCTGCGAAAAATCACTAAGGGGTAAGAATATCCCAGATATTATGGGCTCAGTATATTTGTGGCTTTGTATCATTATTATGAGGGCATTTACAGCTGGTTTCGCTTGTGGAGCTTACTTTTTATGACGACACCTTTAAAGTAGGTAAATTAAGACTTACTACAGAGTTTTTTGATTTCGACAATATATTCGAAGGGTTAAATCTATAAGTATAATAGAGTTTAATACTTATCAAAAATGGTTATAAATCAAATGAGATTCTTAGTTTTAATATTTAGTATTTTGGGTACATCGATTAGCTTCGCTGCGGAGAATTTTAATTTTGAAGATGAATATGTGCGTCTGCAAGGTGAATTAAATAAAGCAGTGTTCAATAACTATGCTTCTTCACGAGATTATGATGATAAAAAAATTCCTCTTTCAGAAAAATTACAGTCTAAAAAAGCTTGGTGTGAACTGAATAAAGCCCATTTAAATTTAATAAATTTAATTTCTGATCACTTCACTGAATATAAGGAATTAATGAAAATTAATAATATAGATGATGACTCAACTATTGAAAAAGTAAAGGAGTCACAGTCAATTTTTAAAGGTCATTATGAACGATCAAAAGCAGCGTTAAATGATACAGATTACAAATGTGAATAATATTTAATTTTTTAACTAAAGCACCTAATAAGGTGCTTTTTTATTGCCTGAAGCTAAGCAGAAGGCACAACAATCAAACCCGCTAAGCGGTATCTCTAGGAGATTTTTAAATGCCAGACGAAATCAAAGTTGATTTGGAAAATCCTGAAATTAAAGCAGCTATTCAAGTCGCCGTTGATGAAGCTGTTAAAGGCCTTAAAGATAAGAACGCAGAACTTATCAAAGATAAAAAAGAGTTAAAAGATGAACTAGGTTCATTGAAATCAAAGGTTGACGGGTTGGATCTGGATGCAATCAAGGTCTTGCTTGATAAATCAAATCAGGATGAAGAATCCAAACTTATTGCTGAAGGCAAAATTGAAGAAGTTATTCAGAAGCGCACCGAAAAAATGCGTGAAGAGCATGAAAAGGTTCTTAAGGCTGAGAAAGATCGAGCTGACAAGGCAGAGTCTTATGCAAATAAATTCCGTCAGTCCGTAATTCAAGGTCAAATCGTTCAAGCAGCCGTTGAAATGGGTGCTTTGAGCGAAGCAACAGCTGATATCGCATTTTTAGCTCAATCACAGTTCTCACTAGACGAAAACGGCAAGGCCGTTGCAATCGATGCAAATGGTGAAGTGGTGATTGGTAAAGATGGATCTAACCCTGTTACTCCCAAGGAGTGGGTAGAAGGCTTACGCGAGAACAAACCTTACTTCTGGCCTAAAGCAAATGGTTCAGGTTCATCTGGTTCAGGTACTTCAATTAAGAAATGGTCTGACTATACAGAAGCTGAGCGAGCAGCATTGGCTCGTGAAAATCCAGCAGCTTTCAAACAATTATTGCAAACAAAAGGTAATTAAATATGCCAGCAACTCAGTTACAAGATATTTTTGTTGGTGACTACTACACAACTTTAGACCCAGTAAACTCACCTGAAAAAACGGCAGTTTATCAGTCTGGTATTGTCACCAAAATGATGCTTTGAATGATATTGCAAATAACGGTCAAGCACTTCAACAATTTCTTATTGGCAAGATCTGGATGCTAATGAGGAGGCAAACACTTCTACAGATAATCCTGATCAAAAAGGTAAAGTTGGTAAAGCTACTCAAGGCAGTATGCAAGCACGAACTCTTTATCTTAATAAACCTTATGGCGTAGCAGATTTAACAACCGAGCTTGCCAACAGCGAACCAATGCAACACATTCGTAATCGTTATGGTAAGTATTGGGAACGTCAATGGCAGCGTTACCTGTTAGGAGCTGCACGAGGAATTATCGCCTCTAACATTGCTAATAATTCTGGTGACATGGTTATTGATGCAGGAGCAACAATGACAGCTTCTGCAATGCAGGATGCAGCATTTACTGCGGGTGATGCTGCTGATCAGTTCGCAGCAATTGGTGTGCACTCAACTGTAATGAAGCAGATGGTCCAGAAAGACCTAATCCAATATATCCAAGATTCTCAAGGTAACATCATTTTAACAACTTACCTTGGTAAACCAATCTTTATGGATGACGGTCTGAAATATGGCACAAATCAATTCCTCACCATGTTCTTTGGTACTGGTGCATTTGGTTATGGTGAAGGTACTCCAAAGAATCCAGTTGGTCTCCAGCGTGATGAACTTGGTGGTAATGGTGGTGGTACAGAAATTATCGTAGAGCGCAAAACTTATATCTTGCAACCAGCTGGTTTCTCTTGGCAGGGTGACGAAGACCCTAACAAAATACCCACCATTGCCCAATATGCAGATCCCGCAAATTGGAAACGAGTGTTCGACCGCAAACTTGTTCCATTTGCAGCAGTTATTTCTGGTACACCTTAATAGACATGGCGACTTCGGTCGCCTTTGTTTTTGGAGATAAAAGTGAAAGTAATTTATACAAATACTATTTCTGAAAATCGTGAACACAATGCATGTTATCGGACTTCATTTTTAGGAGTTATTGGAGAAGCTTCATTTGTACATGTAGATGATGATTTCCCTAATGCAGATGAAATTCGTAATGCATATTCACATTTAAACGGGTCAGTAGAACCAAATTTTAATGAAGACTCGCTTGTTCCTGTTGAGCAATTCGATGCTGTGGTGGCGAAACTGAAAGAATTAGAACAAGCAATATTGTCTGCTGAGGAACAGCTTGCAACTATAAAGGGCGAATTTATTGCTTTTCAAAATGATCCTGAGGCAATGAAGGCTCGTATTGCAGAACTTGAAGCGGGTAAGGGAACACCTGATCCATTAGATGGTCCAACACCTGATGATTATGAAAACTGGAAAGTTGATTAAATCAAAGCATATCTGACTGATAAAGGTATCGAGTACAAACAGTCAGCATCTAAGCCAGAGTTAATCGCATTTATCCCGAAGGAATAATCCATGAGCTTTATCACTGAACAAGAAGCAATTGAACGTGTAGCTGGCTTTGCTGCTTTATCTGACAGTGATAACGCTGACTATCTTGAAAAGTCTGAAGCTTATTTATTAGCACGTAACGTTAAGCCTTATGAAGACGTTACCCAAGTACCTGAACCCTTAAAAACAGCCTCCTATCAAATCATCAAAGGCATTATGAAAGGTGATCTATATCAAGGGCAGGAACAGGCACTAAAACGTAAGAAAGTCAAAGCTGATACGGTTGAGACCGAAAAGGAATATCAGGACGGATCAGTAAAACTGAGTGCGATCGAGCAATTCATCCTTGATTTGATCAAGCCGTATAGCAAAAGAAAATCTGTATTTTTTATCAGGAAAATCTAATGGGCTTACGTGACGAAATTCAAGCAGACATGGCTGAAGCATTTAATGATGATTTAGCAGATGCCGTTCAAACATTTACATGTGAAAGGGTATCTAAAACGAATTGGGATCCTAAAACTGAAACTTCTATCGAAGTTAAAGAAAGCTATTCTGGCCGTGGCGTTCTGTTTGGCTCATACAGTCAATATGAAATACAAACACTAGGAGTACTGGCCACCGATAAGAAAGCTACCGTGCTTCAAAATGAAGTTTCTATGACCCCAAAAATTGATAATGAATGGCTAACAGCTTTAGGCTCATTTCGAATTATTCATATTCAACAGGATCCTGCTAGCACAATTTGGAAATGCCAGTTGAGGAAGGTATAAATTGAATAATTTTTGCTATCAATTAAAATATCAATTTATATATAAATTACTGTAATTAGATGGCTACAACTACACATAGTTCAATATATATTTCTCGTCCAAGCAATTACGAGGGAGATGGAACTAACGATAAAGAAGAATTTATTGAGACATGTAATATTCATTTTAAAGATCTGTTTAATGATCAAAAAGCAATCTCTACGCTTTCTGAAACTGAAAAAAATATTTTGATAAATATGTTTCAGCTTCAAATGATAAATATGCTGCTGAAGAGGTTATTTATGATCTTGGAGTTGGTTTTGCGATACTAATTGTTTTGCTGGGTATGGGCTGGGGATTCTATGAGGCGAAAAAATCTTTAAATACTCCAATGATACTTAATCCCAAGGAAAATCCTGAGAATGATGCCAATAGAGATTATATTTCTGACGGGATTATCATATTCTTTATTTCCGTAATTATTGCTGCATTTATTTATCTAATTTTTAGTTTTGTTTCCGGAATATGGATATCGATTAAATATTAAAGTTTCGAGCAAGGCGGATATGGAACAAAAATGTATTCGGACATTCAAATTGTAGTATAAGTTTTTAGATTTAAGTTAAAACCCACTTCGGTGGGTTTTTTTATGGGCGCAATTTAGGAGTCTAGATGATAAGTACAGATTATGTACCAGAGTGGTATATCTCACCATTCCAACATGTGCAGTACACGCTTACTAGAAATCAAATACATATGGATTTGTTATTTGAAGATATGGATAAAGCCGATCAATTTTTGGATATGGGAGCGGATGCACAGGTTAGTACTTTTTCAGATGGTGCCTATGCAATTGTCCAAATCGGTGATACGGCGGATAAAGATCAAATTCAAGTTTATGGATTGCTTTTACATGAAGCTGTTCATGTCTGGCAAATAGTAAAGCGGCGAATGGGTGAAAGTGAACCTTGTAGAGTTTGAAGCGTATTCGATACAAGCGATTGCTCAAGATCTTTTTGAAATGTTCGAAGCAAGTGAGGTTAAAAAACATGGGGTGGAAGGGAGCAAGGCCGAGCAGCTTTAGTTTTGAAGTTGAAAAACAGGCAGATGAGCATGTAAAAAAAATCACCATGGATACAGTGCAATCACTTGTTGTTTCTAGTCCTGTTGATACTGGTGCTTATAGGGCATCGCATATTGTTTCTGTTGGATCTGGTGATTACGGAGTGCGAGAGCCCTCTACAAATGCGGTGCAAGATGCCGCGATTCAAGCTGTTAAATTTAAGCTGGGTAATTTGATCTATATTCAAAACAACCAGCCATATACTGAACGCTTAGAAAACGGTTGGTCCGATCAAGCACCGCAGGGCATTTATAGCACAACGTTTACTTACATTACTCAAAAGTACGGTGGCTAAAATGGCAATGACATTAGAGCAAGCTAGACAAGCAATAATCGACCGTATGATGAGCTTCACAGGAATATCTCAAGACAGAATCCAGTATCAAAATGCACCAGATTTTACTGTACCAACAAAAGGTGTGTGGTGTCGTTTAACCATTACGGGAGGACCAAGTTTTATAGCTGGACTAGGGGATAAGCCGTGTACACGCCGTAGTGGTAATATCTTAATTCAGTGTTTTGCCCGTCCTAATACTGGAGACAGGGAAGTAACAGAACTTAGTGATACATTGCTGGCACATTTTGAATATTTCTCAGTCGAACACTTAGAGTGTTTGAATGGACAATCAATTTATTCCGGTCAAGATGCTGACTTTGTTCAGTATAATGTGACTATTGGTTATAGGGTGAATTAATATGAATCATGAAGAACAAATTAAGTATTAAGTTAATTAATCAACAAACCCAAGCCAAAGGTTATATGGTTGCTGATATTTTTACGCCAAGATTATAATTGCTGGAATTTAGAGTAAATTAAAGTGAAATGTATGAATATAAAATTGATTCTATTGTCTTTAATTTTAGTTTCACCTGTAACTATTGCAAACGACGATACAAATAGTCTGGAAGAAATTCTTAGTAAAGACGAAGGCGATCATTGTTTTGTTTTGGCGCATAGAGCATTTTCCATTATGGAATTGAGACAGGATGGGGTAAAACGAAAAAAACTCTTAAACGAACTTCGCTCAGTTGATGAAAAATACAATAAAAATGAAATTAACGAACTTATTCAAAAAGCTTATAAGGCACCTATAACTCCAGATTTAATGGGGAAAGTGGTGATGATGACGAATTTTATGATTGACATCGAGCAAGAATGTATGCAGCAAGAATCTGAATTACAAAATTGAATATCTAACCTATCGAATAGTAGATTAAGCCAAAGTTCTCGATTGCTATCTTGCTAGAAACGCAATCCAACAAGACCACCTCATCGGTGGTTTTTTTATGCCTAAAAGGAGTAAAAGCCATGTCGAGTGGTGCACGTCAGATAACACAAATTGCAAGAGAAACTACGGTGGGTGTAACGCCGGCACCGTTTGCTCGGACGACTTTTGAATTTACAGATAATGGCTTAGACGCCACAGTTTCAAAAGAAGAGTCAAAGTCTATCACTAGCGGGCGCATTGCTCGCTCATCAATGATTACAGGTGCTGAATATGCTGGTGAATTAAAGTGCGAGGCTAAATATAGCCAACTTGTGCAAGATTTAATGGTCGCTGCGGCCTTTAATAGCTGGTCATCCAATGTCCTTACTTTTGGTGGTTCGCTGCGTCAAACTTTTTCAGTACTTCGCGGCTTTGAAGATGTTAATGATTTCCACGTGTTCCGAGGTTGTCATGTAAATACATTCAGTATTGAAGTTCCTGAAGCTGGCTTAATTTCGATGGCATTTGGCCTAATGGCTTTAGGTCGAACTAACTTTTCAGCGCCTCCAGCTGGAGTAGTAACTCCGGCAGATAATAGTCCTAAGCTGTCCAATGTTTCAGTTGGTGAAATCTTGATTGATGGTGTATCTCAAGCTGGTATCTCTTGCTTGACTGCATTCTCATTCAAATGGGATAACACAATGAAGTTGCAGAAATGTTTGGGGGAAGGAATCAATGCCCGAGCTATTTTAGAAACACTTGCTGCTGGTATAGGTTCATTTACTGCTGCATGGTCACGAAATACTTCGGACATGTACGAAAAGCAATTCAGTAATACAACCATTTCTTTGAAGGTCCCAATTACAGACACTTTAAGTAATTCTTACGAAATTTTTATTCCTAAAGCAGAAATTACTGCGCCATTACCGAGCGGTGGGAACAGCGATATTTTAAACGCTTCATTTGAATATAAAGTTGTTGAAGAGGTACCAACAATAACTCGTATACCAGCACCGGCACCTAATCCAAATCCTTAAATTAATTTGACTGATAGCAGCCTTCATGGCTGCTTTTTTTGGAGTTCAATATGGCTTTAAAAGTAACTATTCAAACAAGCAAAACAGTCAGTAAATGGAGAGAATATACGGACACAGAAGGAAATGTACTAGCTGAGTTTAAAATTCGTGGATCTGGATATAAGCCGTATCAAGTGGCATTAGAGCGTGCGAATAATCAGATTACCACTAAAGGGTATGATGTAAGTAAGGCTAGTAAAGACGATAAGCTTTATCATGAATTACTTCTCGAAGCTGCAGCATGTCACTTAATAGAAGACTGGAAAGGCGTAGTATTTGAAGAAAAGATAGAGGGCGGTGAAGTTATTGAAACTGAGCCTGAGTATTCACCTGAAAATGCGATGAAGCTTCTTAACATGGGCGACATAGGTATTTCAATTTGGCTATACGTAAAGCAAGAAGCTGAAGATATCCAAAAAGAAGCGGATGTATATAAGGATGATGTGGTGGGAAAGTCCTCCAACTCTACAATTGGTGCAAGTTCAACTCAGAAGAAGAAACGAGCGACTACAACGCGAAGCAGACAGCGATCGCAAAAGCCTTAAATCTTCAAGCTGCTAAGGTCATTGAGAAACCCGAGTATTCTTATAGATCAAATGCGATTCTTTCTGCATATAACGTAATTTCACGGTCTAGGCGATATGAGCAAGGGATTCCGCTTTCTTTAGATATTTCGGCCATCTCTGCATACTGTGAGCACTATGAATTGCCTGTAGCAAGAGACATCTTTAATGATTGTATTTTTGCTAGCGACAACTTGTTTTTAGACGAGTCACATAAAAAATCAAATAACGCAAAAAAATAACCCTAGAGGTATTTATTAAATATAACTCTAGGGTTACAATTGCTCTGTCATGATTGATAATGGTGATGAAGTGAAAAGCCAAGAATTAATCAAGATGATCGAAGCTGACGGTTGGTATTTAGTTAGAGTGAATGGTAGTCACCACCACTTTAAACACTCCTCAAAAGCTGGGCTGGTAACAATTCCACACCCCAAGAAGGATTTACCACCAAAGACTAGAGATAGTATCTTGAAGCAGGCAGGTCTTAAATGACCTGCCATTTTTGGCGGGGCTCTTCAAAGCTTTAATCGGAGTAAAAAATATGTATTATTCAGTTGCTGTTGAAAAAGGTGATGAAAATAATGCTTTCGGTGTAACTGTACCTGATATACCAGGCTGTTTCTCTGCAGGTGATACTTTTGAAGAAGCCCTTCAAAATGTAAAAGAAGCAATAGCCGGGCATTTAGAACTTCTTGCTGAAGCAGGTGAAGAGATTCCACTAGCATCGAATGCAAGTAAATTTATAGACCTTAAAGAATACCAAGGTTATATATGGGCTGTCGTTGATATAGATGTAAGTCGTTATTTGGGTAAAAGTGAAAAAATTAATGTCACTTTACCAAGTCGTCTAATTCATATGATCGATGATAAAGTTAAATCGGATTCTCGCTTTAAAAGTAGATCAGCATTTTTAGCTGCTGGAGCTGAGCAACTATTAAGGACATGA